AATGTGCAGCTACTATTAAGCTATCTGCTTCTTAATTTCAATTTATAGGGTATCTTATTATTAGATACCCTTTTTTTATACCCATGTATCATTCATCAAAGAAAAAAAAGAAGAAAGAAAAAGGTGGGAGGGATTCACTCAAAATAAAAAAGTACTAAACAATGGCTGTAGCTGCAACCACTGAGCTTGAAGCAATCAACATAATGTTGGCTGCTATTGCGGAAGCTCCAATAAATAGTTTAACAGGTACACTTCCAGTAGATGCTGTCACTGCTAGATCAACTCTTGCTGAATTTAATAAAGAAATTCAATCAGAAGGTTGGTCTTTTAATACTGAAATAGATGTACCTCTTACAAGAGATGGGTCAAACCAGATAAGCTTGCCAGCAAATGTATTAAGAGTAGATGCAAATATACATCAACACCCAACAATAGATCCTATACAACGTGGGTTAAAACTATACGATAGACAAAATAATAAATATGAATTTGATGAAGACTTGATTTGTACTGTTGTTTACTTCAGAGACTTTGATGAAATACCAGAACAGGCAAGAAGATATATCAACATCAAAGCTGCAAGAGTTTTTGTTGACAGATTAGTAGGAGATCAAGGGTTAAGAACATATACACAAGAAGATGAAGTTAGAGCAAGAACTATACTTACAGAAACAGATTATGCAAATGCAGATCACAACTTACTAAGAGGAGATCCTTCTCTTACCAGTATCTTTGATACTTACAATCCTTCTAGTGCATTAATTAGATAACCATGCCTGTTATATCAAGAGCTATACCTACATTATTGAGAGGTATATCACAATCTTCTGATGCTTTGAAACAGCCAGATCATGCTGATATACAAGACAATGCTGATAGTAACCCTGTTCTTGGTCTTACAAAACGTAGTGGTTTGCAATATGTAACAGCTTTATCTTCTTCTACTCTTGGTAATGTTCACATACAAACTATAAATAGAGATCTTAATGAAAGATATGTAGCTGTATTTAGCAATGGCAATGTAAAAGTATTTGAATTAGATGGTACAGAAAAGACTGTAAACAAGCCTGATGGTACTGCCTACCTAAATACTTCCACACCTAGAAGTGTGATAAAAACAGTTACTATTGCTGACTTTACTTTTGTTGTTAATACTAGTATTAAAGCAGCTATGGATACTACATTAAGCGGTGGCACTGGTACAAAAGCAATTATATTTATAAATCAAGCTACAGCAAAAACAACCTATACAGTAACTATAGATGGAGTAACAGTAACAGATAACACAGATGGAGACTCTACATTAAGTACAGATACAATAGCTGCTGATTTAAAAACAGGATTAGATTCTGGTTTATCTGGTTTTACAATCGTAAGAAATGGACCTGTTTTATATGTAAGAAAGAATGATAATTCTAATTTTTCTATAGATGGTAGTGATACACAAGGCGATACCAAAATGACAATAGTAAAAGATTCAGTACAAAGGTTTACTGACCTGCCTACTGTTTCTCCTCATGGTTATGTTGTCGAAGTAAAAGGAGATGATGAAACAGATTTTGATAATTACTATGTAAAATTTGTTGGCAACAACACTACTACAGATGGAGTATTAGAAGAAGGGCAATGGGAGGAAACTGTAGAAGCTGGCATACCTTTTAAATTTGACTATGCAACAATGCCACATATTTTAGTACGTCAAGCAGATGGTAATTTTAGATTTGCAAGAGTAGATGGTGATACTTATAACCTAACAATAGATGGTACATCAACTCCTTTTGAGTTACCCAAATGGGGTGAACGTACTGTTGGTGATACTAATTCTGCACCTGACCCGTCTTTTATTGGTGAAAAAATTAATAATGTATTTTTCTTTAGAAATAGACTTGGATTTTTAGCAGGTGATAATGTAATTCTTTCAAGAGTATCAGAGTTTTTTAATTTTTTTCCTGAGACAGTTGTATCTGTTTTAGATAATGAACCTATAGATGTAGCTGCTTCTCATACAAAAGTTGCAATCCTTAAAAGTGCAGTAACTATGGGAGAAAAACTTATTCTATTCTCTGAACAGACGCAGTTTGTATTGACCAGTTCAGCAGATAACCTGACACCTAAAACAGCTAACGTAATTGTTATAACTGAATTTGAAAATAGTGCAGCAGCACAGCCTGTAGGCTCTGGATCTTCTATTTATTTTTTAACTCAAAAGGGTACTTTTGCAGGGATAAGAGAATATATTATTCAAGGAGAAGCACAGATAAGAGATGCAGCAAACGTAACTATTCATGTACCAAGACTCATTCCTAGCAATATATTTAAAATGGCAGTATCTACTAACCAAGATATTCTTATACTTTTAGGTTCGGATAATGCAAATAAATTATATGTATATAGATGGTTATACGGAGAAGGTGGACAGAAAGCTTTGAGTGCTTGGTTTACCTACACTATAAATTCTGATAGGTCTATTTTAAATATTGATTTTATTGGAACTGATTTGTTTGTTGTTATAGAAGAAGCTAATAAAGTAACTTTAGAAAAAATACCATTTGAAACTGAATTTAGAGAACCTAATGCTAGTTTTGAATATCATCTTGACCATAAAGTAACTGAAGCAACTACAGGTGTATCGGTATCTTATAGCTCTGGTACTGGCTTATCTACGTTTACAGTTCCTTATAGACTAAGAGCAAACATGAATATCGTGGGTAGATATTTAGGTAGTGGAGAAACAAGCACATTTGTAGATGTGCAAGGCAATACAAAAACACTTAAAGCAGGCCAATTAATATTAACATCTAATGCAACTAACGGTTCTACTTCTACAATTACAGCTACAGGAGATTATAGAAATAGTAAATTTATAATAGGTGAACCCTTTGAAATGCACTACAGATTTAGTAAACAAAGGCTAACAGAACAAGGTGCTGGTTCTCCTGAGTATGTAGGAACAAGATTACAATTACATCATTTTTATATTAAATACGAAGATGCTGGATTTTTTAAAGTAGAAGTAACACCTGAGAATAGAGATACTTCAACACATAAATTTACTGGTCGTTTGCTTGGTTCTGGCTCTGCTTCTATTGGACAAATAAATCTAGATACAGGAACATTTAAAGTACCAATCATGAGTAAGTCTGACAAAGTAGATATAGATATAAAGAACAATACATTTCTTCCTACACGTTTAGCTAGTGCAGAATATGAGGGTACATTTCATATAAGGAGTAGAAGAGTTTAGTGGGATATTTAAGAAAATCAAACCTTAAAGATTTTAAATATGTAGTAGAAAACATGAGAGTTATGGATAAAATCGAAGCCTTGTATCAAACAGGCTTGAGTCCAGAGGATGCTCTTAGTTATACCTTTTTAGGTAGTAAGACTAATATGACTGTTGCTGATGATAATGACCAGCCAATAGGCCTATGTGGTGTACAAAGAGATGGTTGTATATGGTTTGTTGCTACAGATGAATTGTTTGATAATAAAAAATACAGAATACAATTAATAAGACAAGGCAGAAAATGGGTTGATAATCTACTTGAGTCTTATAAAATACTTTATAATTATGTATATGCAGAAAACACTTCTGCTATAAAATGGTTAAAAGCTCTTGGGTTTACATTTGTAAAGCTACATGAGAGTTATGGTTATCAAAAAAAACCTTTTTACGAATTTCTGAGGATCGCCTAGATGTGTGTTGCAGCATTTCCAGCAATAGGAGGACTAGCAGCAGGTACGCAATCAGCGTTATTTGCAGCAGGGTTAGGTCTTACTGCTGCCAATGCTTTTGCTCAAAGATCTGCTGCTCAGAGTGCAGCTAATCAAACATATAATCAAGCATTAATAGCTCAACAATCAGCAGAAAATTCAAAAAGATTACAACAGCAAGCACTAGCAGAACAAAAATCAGAAACAGAAAAGTCTAAAGCACAAGATATATTTGCAAAAAATATTGAAGCTTTGCAAGCAAGTCGATCTATAATAGCTTCAGAACAGGCAGGTACAACTATAGGATTATTATTAATGGATCAGGAAAGACAAGCTGCTAATTATAGAGAATCAGTAAATCAATCATTAGAATCATTTAGAAGACAATACGATAGAAATATTCTTGCAACTGAAGCAGACTATGAAAATCGAATTAATCAATTACAAAGTAATGTAAATCAAGCTTATAACCAAATCCCTTCTTTAGCGGGTACTTTGCTTAATGTAGCCACATCAGGTCTTAATTCTTACGTTTCTCTTTTACCAACCTAATGACATCTAGTTTTCAAAGTACAGCTTTTCAATCCTCTGCAAGACCTGTAGATACTTTTGTAGCACCGCCAAGTGTTCTACCTAAAACAGGAATTATGGAATTAGCAGATACTTTAAAATCTATTAATCCTGCATTACAAAATTACTTTGCTATAGAAATAGATAAAAAGAAACAAGAAGAAGAACAGCTTGGTATGGAAAAAGTTATACAAGCAAGCAAGCCTGAGTTACAACGTCTTATTAAAGCAGTACAAAAACAAGATGGCAGTAAGGCAGCTAGACAGTTAGTTGGCGGTAATATGTTTTTTAGGGCAGGGGTGGAAAAACAATTAGCTATTACTTTAGGTGGTATTGCAGAAACAAAAGCTAAAACTTTTTTCAATAACTATACAGTACAAAAACAGTTAAATGATGGCACAATAATCAACGTACCACTACAACAATATAGTGTAGAGTCTCCTGAGTTTCAGACAGCTTTAAGTGAATACACTTCTACCCAACAAAGTGACGTATCAGGAATTAGATCAATCTATGTAAACAAATATTTTTTACCACAACAAAATCAAGCCTTACAAAAAATACATTTATCACATCAAGAAGCACATAATGAATACAACGTACAAAATGCTGAAAATAAAATTGGTGATACTTTAAAAAGTAATTTTTATAATATAGATAAAAATCAAGAATTAATAGAAAAAGGTATTTTAGAAGTAGAAGAAGGTGAAACTGGTATAGATCAATCAAGACGTATTGTACAAGATAGTATAAATGAATTTGCAATAAATGGATTAACTGAATCTGTATCTCCTTCTAAGATGATTGAAATTGTAAGTGATACGGCTAACAGTATATTTTTGGAGTTTGAAGATAAAGGATTAGATGGCTATGACGAAGTAAAAGATTTCTTAGATTATGCTGGTGAATTAAAAGTAGGAATACAACAAATTACAAAAGATGGCACTGTAAAACAATCAAAATTAAAAGATTTTTATGA